CAAATGCAAGATATAGCACTCAGCTATCCAACTGGGTTAGATTCACTTATATTGCGAATGAGGGTGCTCCTACTGCTATCCCTGCTAACAATACAAATTGGTTCTATAGTGTAGCTAACCAAGTTGATATCATGGTTCAAAAGAACGGTGCATGGATTGGTTATAAAAACACAGCATATGACGTTAATGGTCACCCTGCGGCAAGCGGTGTAAATACTACTGATCCAAATGGTCCTATTATCAGTAATACACAACCAACAACACAAAGTGACGGTACATCATTGGTATACGGTGATTTGTGGATTGATACACGTGATTTAGAAAACTATCCAGTTATCAGTCGTTGGCAACAAGTTAACGGAGTCAATCAATGGGTATTGATTAATAATGCTGACCAAACAAGTCAAAACGGTATTACATTTGCTGATGCTCGTTGGGCTACTAATCAGTATACAAGCCCAACTGATGATCCGATACCAACAATTACTAGTTTACTAACAAGCAACTACTTAGATTTAGATGCCCCTAGTCCAAGTCTATCACCGCAAGGTATGTTGTTGTTTAACACACGCCGTAGTGGTTATAATGTTAAACAGTTCCGTGTAAATTATTTCAATGGTAATAGTTTCCCGGATCAGTCATTACCGGAGCAAACTAATGCATGGGTATCAATAAGTGGTAATCAAGCAAATGGTTCACCTTACATGGGTCGTAAGGCGCAACGTGCTATAGTTGTTAAAGCATTACGTGCTTCAATTGATACTAATACTAGTATTCGTGAAGAAGATAATTATTTCAACTTGATGGCTACACCTAATTATCCAGAACTACAGCCTAACATGATTGCATTGAATTATGATCGTGATGAAACATGTTATATTATTGGAGATACACCATTAGGTCTACCTGATGATGCTACTGCAATTCAAGCATGGGCTACTAACGCTGCAAATGCAACAAGCACAGGTGAAGAAGGTTTAGTTACACGTAATACTTACTTGGGTCTATTCTATCCAAGTGGACTTGCAAATGACTTGTCAGGAAATCAAGTTGTTGTACCCCCTTCACATATGATGTTGCGTACATTCTTGCGTAATGACACTATAGCTTATCCTTGGTTAGCGGCAGCAGGCACACGTAGGGGTAACATCGAGAATGCATTAAGCATTGGTTATTTGGATCGTATGACTGGTGAATTTATCACTACCAAAACACGTATTGGTATTCGTGATACATTGTATGTCAACTTTATCAACCCATTAGTATTCTTTAGTGGTGTTGGTTTATTGAACTACGGTAACAAGAATAGCTATAACAGTTCAAGTGCATTGGATCGTACAAACGTTGCACGTTTAGTTAACTATATCCGTCGTCAATTGACTATTGCGGCAAGACCGTTTGTATTCGAGCCTAATGACGCAGTAACACGTAGTGCTATTAGTGCTGTTATCCAAACATTACTAGTTGACTTAGTTGCTAAACGTGGTCTATATGACTATTTGGTACAATGTGACACTGTTAATAACACACCGGCACGTATCGATAGAAACGAGCTATGGGTAGATGTTGCAATCGAGCCAGTAAAAGCGGCAGAATTCATATATATCCCGGTTCGTGTAGTTAATACAGGTGCAATTGCAGCACAAGTAAGCGGTAAATAAAAGATACCCCGAAAGGGGTATCTTATTTAAAAGATAAATAAGTATACAGGAGATAAAAAAATGGCAACAGCCTCACAATCATTGTTCAACATGTCTGTAGCGACAGACAACGCCGGTGGAAACCAAGGCTTATTAATGCCTAAACTACAATACCGTTTTAGAGTTAACTTTCTAAATTTAGGTAGAGGTAACACTGTTGAACTTACAAAACAGGTAATAGATATTACACGTCCAAACGTTTCTTTCGCTGAAATCCCACTACAAGTATATAACTCTACAATTAAAATTGCAGGTAAGCATACTTGGCAAGACTTGACAGTGAACATTCGTGATGATGCACAGGGTGCAGTTTCTCAACTAGTTGGTCAACAGTTGCAAAAGCAATTAGACTTTGTTGAGCAAGCTAGTGCTGTTTCAGCACAAGACTACAAGTTTCAAACAAACATTGAAGTATTAGACGGTGGTAACGGTACAGCAGTACCAGTCGTTTTAGAAACATGGGAATGTTACGGTTGCTATGTAAAGACAGCTAACTACAACAACTTGAACTACGGTACAAGTGAAGCTGCTACAATTCAGTTAGCAATTTCTTTTGATAATTGCATACAAGCTCCACTTGGTTCTGGTGTTGGTGCATATGTTGGAAGATCATTTGGTGCTTTAAGTACTGGTATTGGTCAAACTGGTCTTATAGTTAATATTTAAGTACCGGTTCTTTTGGTTAAAATTGGATGAGTAGGCCGTGACTGTAAATGCACAAAACTTATTGACAGGAGCGGCCAACTCTAGTATCTTCCTAAGAGACTACACACATGCTTCAAAGATATTTAGGTCTAATTCTTATCAGAATGCTCCTAAATTAAAATTTTTATTTCATGTGTATTTTGAAATTAATGAAAGTGTCTACAAGCCTGGAATTGCAACTGGTGCTAATTTTGGAATAGTTGTTAAGACAATTAATTTACCTAAATTTGCATTTGACACACATGTGATGAATCAGTACAATCGCAAGAGATTAGTGCAGACTAAAATAAAATACAACCCAGTTACCATCAGTTTTCACGATGATAATGGTGATATGATTAATGATATGTGGTATAACTACTATACATATTATTATAAAGATGCAAACAAAATACAAGTACAGCAAACAAATCAACCTGTTAACGGTGACAATAATTACAATTATAGAAACATATACTCACCTGACATTTCTAGTGACAATGACTGGGGATATATAGGTGAGAGTACTGTACAAACAGCGACTGAAAGCCAAGCTGTTCAAAGTATATCAAAAATCCCATTCTTTAAGAATATAAGAATTTACGGTTTTAATCAACATAACTTTGTAGAATATGTATTGATTAATCCAATCATTACTAGTTTTGAGCATGATACATATGATTATTCTCAAGGCAACGGTGTCATGGAAAATAAAATGACGATTGATTATGAAACAGTAAAATACTATGAAGGTGCTGTAAGTGGACCTAATGCAAGCAATCAAGTACCTGGATTCGGTGAGCCACCATCGTATGACAGAAATCCAAGCCCATTAGCGCCGCCCGGATCAACTTCTAATGTATTAGGACCTCAAGGCTTAGTAGAATCACCGGAAGGATATGTTAAATCATTTCAATCTAGTACCAATGAAACACTTGTTGCAAATCAACAAACTGGAACTCAGTATAATACAACTGCCAATCCTAATTTAGTGCAAACTGCAACTCAGAACTTGAATAATTTATTATCACAATCAGCACAAGGACAGTTGCAGGCTAGAACTCCTGCGTACTTTCCCGGATATGGCACAAGTCCAAGTATTGCAGGTACTGCTGGAGCTCCTACTACAAGTATACTACCAATTCGTAGTGTTACATTTACTGAAGAAGCAGTTCCGCCCGGTAGACAAACGGCGTAAGCATATAAATTCAAAGTATAAATACTCTTAGGAGATTTATATGGCACGAATTATTGATTCACGTTCCTCGGTTGACCAGACAATTAGAATATTTGATGAATTCTACGGATTCGATTTAATTATCGCGCCTGATGAATATGATATAGTACACTCATATTTTATCACTACCTGTACTACAAAACAAATAGCAGCTAACTTTACTGTATATCTTTTTAGAATAGCACAAGAAACAAAAATACCTGTATTAGATTTATTGAACTACATACAAGGTAAGAATAAATTAGAAGTTAATACAATCATTGGTTACTACTTAAACAGTTTTAAAAGTAAAACTTCAATATATGGATTTGGTACATTGCCGCAAGCTAATCAAAACGTAGCTAGAAACATAGTACAATAACATGGCACGTTTTGCACAGGGTAAATATACACCCAAACACCCCGAAAAATATGTAGGCAAACACGTACCTCAATATCGTAGTGGTTGGGAATTAACATTCATGACCTTCTGCGATACTAACAACAGTGTGTTATATTGGGCTAGTGAAGCTATCAAAATACCATATCGTCATCCATTCACCGGCAAACCAACTAATTATATCCCTGACTTCTTTGTAGTGTATCAAAACAAGTTTGGTAAAAAAATTGCTGAGATGGTAGAGATTAAACCTAAAAAGCAAAGTATCATTGAAAGTAAAGTAGCAAGTGCAAAAGATAGAATGATAGTTGCTATCAATCATGCTAAGTGGCAAGCAGCCGCAGCCTATTGTAAAAGTCAAGGATATGCATTCAGAGTCATTACTGAAGATGACCTTTTCTACAATGGTTCACGAAAGTAAATAAATACTTTATGACCAAAAAATTAGAAGAACTTTTTGAATTACCACAACATGAGATAGACACACTCAGTGTTCCTATTCCAGACAATGCAAATGAAATCACCACAGAAGCATTGAGCAATTTAGAGAAGATTGAGACTGCATTGCCCCAAGTTAGAGGTCTAGATGCCGCAGATGGCGAGATGGATGAGATAGCTAGTATGGCTACATCAAGCTATAAAGATTTGATGGATTTGGGTATGCAGGTTGACAGTCGTTTTGCTAGTGAGATATTTAATAGTGCTAGTAGTTTCTTGGGACATGCAATTACAGCTAAAACAGCAAAGCTTAACAAGAAGCTTAAAATGATTGATTTACAGCTTAAAAAAGCACAATTAGACCAGAAGAATGCGTCAAAGGAAGAAGAAGTTGAAGCTACCCCATTAGGCACAGGTCAGACGCTAGACCGTAATGAATTGCTAAAGATGTTGTCACCAAAAACAACAGATAAATGATAAATACTGAATACAGGAATAAGAAATGAAGAGCCTAAAACAATACATAGTAGAAAGTGTTCACACTTACAACTACACTATCAAAATCGCTGGCGATGTTGACAAGAACTTCCTTGATTTGTTTAAGTACAATTTGAACAAGTTTGATCCAGTCAAAATCAGTGACCCAGTGAGCACACCAATACAAAAAGACCCATATGGTTTTCCTAATTTAGCTAATCAAAGTGTCACTATTCTTAAAGCAGAATTTAGATACCCAGCCACAGAACCTATGATTCAACAGATTGCTCAGTTATTGGGTTATCAGGTTAATATGGTTCGTGTTGTAGGCACTGACTTCAATGACAGTATTAACAGTGAAGCTGAAGGTTATGCTAACGAAGCTGACCACAATCCATTACTATTACACACTGAATTAGAAGAACAACCAGGTGGCAAAGAAGCAAGTAAGGCTTATGCTGGTTCATATCTTGATTCTATTAAAAAGCAATCTGAAGGTTCTCAGATTGATATTCCATATGCAGGCAGCAAGACACCAGATGCGTTTGATCCATTCAAGCCATATTTGGACGACAAGTCAATGGGCGAAAAGAGTCCTATGTCAACAATCAAACGCCCACCAAAGCCAGCAACTGGCGCAAGAAACTAATTCAAAGGAAATATTAAAATGGATTTCAAAAGTTTATTATCACAACTAGACCAGTTGAACGAAGCTGAAACTAAAACGACTGACACAGGTCGTGTACACAAAGGTGACTATGGTACTAGCCATGGTAAAGAAGATGTACGTGACCAATATGGTCACAAGATTGGCAAAGTTAACAAAGATGTTAAAGCCAAAAAAGAAGAACCAAAGAAGGGACGCGGTCGTCCTACTAAGGCTTCACAAGCTTCAGGTGAAGACAAGAAATATGATTTCACTGCACTAAGCGGTGACAAAAAAGATGTCAAGTTAAAGCCTTATGACAAAAAGAAAACAACAAAGCATTCTATCAAAGAGTACATTGACCAATTAGAAAGTGCGTTGAACGAAGCTGAACAGATTCAAATTAAGCCAGCAAGTCAAATGCCTAAGACTCCAGGTCAAACAGCAGGTGCTACATCACAACCAGGTCAGCCACAAGGTGTTCAAGGTCAACCACAAAAGAACACACAAG